TCAACAGCAATGGTAGAGGCCAGATCACTAGTATCCAGAATACCAACCAGCTTGACATTGACATTACGTGCGCCTTCCTGGATGACTTCCGTAGTAAATACGTTAGCCATGACTTACCCCTTATCGAGCGAGTTCGTCAGATACTACGGCGAAATCTACAGTCAGGGTCTTGGCAGCAGCCGCACCGGTCACGACTTGCAAGACGGGTGTTAGAACCACAGTCGGCAGAGTTGGGGTCACGCGGGTCTTAAGAACGCCGTCCACAAACACTTGTAGTTCCGAACCGTTGTAGTACCAACCAAGCTCCATATAGGAGGTATTCGCGGTCTTGACACCGGCGGCAATGGTAGTTTGAACCGTAGCAACTTCGGCCACCAAATTAACAGTGGTCGAACCGGACGCCTTGGAAAAATACAGACCGTTGTCGGGGGCGGCAGCGTCAGCCAAACCCACCAGCATCGAGGAGGCAGAGGCATCACCAAGCTTCACACGGAAACAACCCCAGGCTTTCTGACCAGAAACAAACTTAAAGGCTTTACCGGCCAAAGTCAGAAGGGCAGAATCGGCGCTTGTGGTCGTCGTAGTTAAGACAACCGCACCGCCTTGGTCAGAACCGAGGGCAGCGGTCGGAGTACCGACACCGGTCAAACCCCAGCTTGAGGACAAAACATGAAAGTCATCGGAAAAAACCTGAACAGCCAAACCTGCGGCAGAGCCGCTGTGCACCGGATCTTGTACCGGAAGTTGGCCGAGAGGCTTGTCAGAGGCGACGGTAGTTGCGCCAAAGGTAAAACGAACGGGAGAACCCATGATAATTCCTTTACGTTGATAGTCAACGCCCGAAGGCGTAAAGGGGGTTGAGGGTGCTGCTGTCTTACGGGCGGATTATATCTCAATAACCCGCTCGTAAAACAGCCCCGACTGTGCGGGGCTGCTTCGTTTGGCTTACGGCCCGTTGGAGCCGAAGATGCCGCGAGGATCGGTACAGCCGACCGACAAACGCATATAGGTCGCAGCCTTTGCGTTCTTGGTGTCGAAATCGTTGTCCTGATCAAACATCGGGCGATCACGCCAGAACAGTGTCATACCGTTCGGGCAGTTCGTGCGAACGAACCAGGCGTGAGGGCTGGTGAAGTAGTGGTTCATCTTGATGCCTTTCGGGAAGGCATTCGTAGCGTTCAACACGTTGATGTTGTTGTTCGCTGTGTTCGATTGAAGCACCGACTTCAGGATGCGGTTGGCATTATACCACTCTTGACGAGAGATATGCAGCGACTCCGGCATGATGTTGATGAGCAGGCCGCGATCATTCTGCGTACCCATGATCTGGATGCACAGGTCTTCGAGGGCAGCTTCCGACAGATCGGCCGGAGGATTCAGCGCATTGCTGTAAGTACCGCCCGAAGCGTTGGTGTGTGCCGTCGAAATCAGGGCTTGACCATCACCAGTGGTGAAGTAGCTCGACGAGAAGGCGTTGTTGTACAGGAAGGCGCCGACATTCTCAACCGTTTGGTTGATCGAGAAAGCGTTAGCCTTTGCACGACGCATCGACACTTCTTCGTACAGGTTATCACGCAGTTCTTCGTAGGTTACAATGTAGCCCAGCGAATACGCGATATGCGTGTATGTCGAGATGATGCCCTGCAATTCCGAGTCATACGACACCGGAGCGCCTTGGCCCTTGACCGGAGCCAGACCGAAGCCGGTGACCTGGACATCCTGCTCGTAAGCCTTGTCCGAATCTTGTACATCGTACAGATCCGTGTACTCAGTTGCGTGCTCATTGTACACCTGACCCCAGATTGCGTGGACACCTGGCCACAGCAGTTTCGGGTGGGTGCTTGTGTTAATTACACCTGCCATGTTGCTCTCCCGTTATACGCCAGCCGTACCAGCGGCCAGTTCGTGGTTGTTGATCTTGACCAGCCACTTGGCGTATGCGCCAAATGCGTTTTGCTGGCGACGGACGAGGCCCATCAAGCGGACTTGCAGGGTTGCGCCAGTACCTTCACCGGAGTTGTCAATCTGCCAACCCGATTGGTAGCCGTTGTTAGTACCAGCCAGCAGGTTTGCGTTCAGACCAACTTCGGCAGCGGTCAGGGCAGTGCCCGTACCAACTTCCTGAGCTTCGAACAGGATGTTCGGATCGTCAGCAACCATGACATAGTAGTTTTGCGACTTGGTGGCGGGGATAACGGTGGTGTTCAGGTTGTTCGGGTCGGCCATCAGACCTTCCGAAGTACCGCAACCAACGATAACGCCACGAACAGCATTGCCCGAACCGGCAGTTGCCAGAGTCACGCCTGGAACACCATTGGTGTCTGCCGAGCCGCTCGAAGCTACAGGGTCGCCGATTGCAAAGGCGTTTGCGTCAGTGCTTGCAATGAAGTAGAGACGGGCTTGGCCGTTCCACGGAGCGCCGTTCAGGTACTGTGTAGGCCACAGACCTTTCGGCTGGTTTACGTTCGCCATTAGGATCTCCTAGATTTGCGAGTGAAGAGTTCCGCGACGTTCTTCTTGTGGGCTTCTGGGACATAGCGATTTTCCGTTCCATTCGGATTACTGCCAACGTCCGCACCACCACGAAGGGTTGCCGCGATCTGTTCGTTCCTATCTTCAAGTTTGGCTTGATCTTCTTCCCACCAATCCAGACGAATCTTCATCAGGTACAGGCGGTTTGCTTGGCCGTCCTGACCAACATCTTGGCCAGATACGATACTCACTCGTGTTCCCATGTCTGTGCTGCCGTCTGCACCCGCATTGTCTGCGAGCCCGAAGTTGTTTACTTCGACTTCACCAGGTTCGACAAATTCGTAACCTGCGGCAAGAGCCTGGGAAATTCGGCCGGGGTTCCCGTTCATCCAGTGTAGATGATAGCCAGGGAGGTCAGGAACCGACAGCTTCTGCTGTGGTAGTGACATCGGAATACGGGTACGCTCGGCTTTGGAATCTTTCACCAGCGAGGGATTGACTTGATTAGTGGCTTGTGTCATGCTTGTTCTCCGAATACCATGTCAGCATAGTACTGACGCCATGCGGCTGTGTCTTTGAAGGCTCGGCCTTCCCCTACAAGCTTCTTGGCCTGACGGTCGCAAGCAGCTTTGGCATCGGCATCGAGGTCATTGTATCCTTTTTTGCCGCCACCGCCACCCGCACCGCCGGAGGGTCGGCTGGAACCTACTTTCGAGGTTGAGGGTGCGCCGCCGCCACTGCGTTCTTCCATCACCGCCAGAACCTTGTCGAAGAACGGACGACCTTGCAAGCCGTCGAACTCGGGGTCAGCCCGTAGTTCTTGGGCAATACCCATAGCTCGCAAAGTTTTCCGGTTGTCTTGGCCGAACCAAGAATTTTCCTTGATCCAAGCTTGAAACTCAGGGTCTAGGTTTGGCTGCTGCTGTTGCTGCAAGGCCTGCTGTTTTTGCAGATTAGCCTGCTGCGCCGCCGCGTCAAGAGCTTTCTGCTGATCCTTAATATCAGACAGCTGATCGGTCAGGTTGACTTCCGCCTCGATATTGCCATCTTCTTTAGCTTGCTTCAACTGCGCCAAAACTTCACGCTTGGCCTTTTCGACAGCTGCTTTTGTATTGTCCATGTGAACTTTTTGCAGCTCCGAGATCGACTCTTGGGAAGCGGAGAAGAGTTGCTGTAACTTCGCAGTCTCCCCACGGAGTCGTTCGACCTCACCCTCAAGGCGTTTGTTGGTAGCCTTCAAGATTGGCATGACAGTGTGGCCGCGATCTACAAACGTCTGGGCATCCACCCAGCGCGAAGCGTCGCCCCGAAATTCTTCCTGCGGAACCCAACCTAGTTGGCGGGCTTCCTGTTCAATGTTTTCACTCATTATCTGTTCCTTCAGTTAGCTGGCAAAAAATATCACGATCATTCACTAGGCGATAACGCTTCCCATCAAGGGGGCCTATCGCCATGTAACCTGACATTTTGGAGATTAAAACTTTGTCGCCTGGCTTAGCGCGGGGAGGTTCGTCAGGCCAACAAGCCGGTCCGACTTCCACTACCACAGCACGCTGTTCGACCATCAAAGTTTTATCCTTCACCATGTCTGGCATTACGATTAAAGAATCGACTTTCTCTGGCTCATAATGCTCGACCAGCACCGCACGTCCCAGGGGCTTTAAACCGCTTGTGTTATTCATCAA